CTATAGTGTAATGCCTTTTTTCTTTAGTCCATTTATGAATTCTGTTATCAATGTTTCTGCGCCTTTCTTATCGCCTGTTACTTTTTCAATGTTAAAATAGAAATTATAATGGTTATTGTGTGTTGTAGAATTCGTTACTGCTCCAGCATTTGCAAAGGCAGGATTTAAGACAGGATTTACTACTATAGATAGGTCGCTGGTTAGATTTTTCATTGCGTTGATTAGTTTGTATTTACTCTTCTCTATTCCCTCGGATAATCCACTTATAAAATCTGGCATCCATTCTTCATATTCCCTTAAAGGTCCTATGTCAGGTCTTGAGAAATGTAAATAACTTCTGATAGTGTTAGCAATATTATTTACTGCATTTCTAACTCTTCCTATCATGTTTTCTATTCCTCGAATAAGCCCTTCAATCATGTCAACACCCCATGAATACATTTGTGCAGGCAAATTCCTGATGTATGATATAGCGCTTTCTATGCCATTTATGATAGCGCTTTTGACAGTACCTATTGTGTTCGAGACACCATTTCTCATTGAAGTAAACATTTGGACTGCAATATTATAAAGTGTAGAAGGTAACTGCCTAAACCAATTGATTAGTCCATTCCAAATATTTGTCGTGGTTTCTTTTATATTGTTCCATAATTCAATCAACCATATTTTGAAGTTATTCCATGTGTTTTTGGAGGTGTTAATAATGTCATTCCATGTACCACTCAAAAATAATTTAATTGCCAATAATTCACTTATAAAGATTTGTTTAATCGAATTCCAAATATTTCTAAAGTCATTGGCAAGATTTGTAAATATTTTTACTGCATCTTCTTTTAGTTTGTTAAAATCACCCAAAATAAGATCAAGCATAAGCAAAATAATGCCTAAAACTGTTGTCTTTATCATATTCCAAATATTGATAAATACATTGCTAAAATTTGTCCATGCGGTTTGCAACAAAAATATTTCAGCCCCAAATTTCGAATGAATAAAATTCAGAAAATTATTAACGATATTGATTACAGTATTACTTATATTTTTCCATATATTACTAAAGAATATCACTATATTTTGCAAAATATTAAACAATGTGTCTTTAGTTTGCTGCCACTTTTGAATTATTGAATTTGCTACTTCTTGCGCTACGGCTTTCACCTGATTCCAATGTGTAATGATTAATACAACACCTGCCACAATTGTAGCAACAACCAAAACCCAAGGATTGGCTAAAGCGAATCTAATAGCGATTCCCACACCTGAAATTGCAGTTTTTAACATATTAAAAGCAGGTGCTAATTTGTTTATTAAACCTGCAAAACCGCCTAAATCCCCCATAAATTTTGCTATAGTTCCTATTGTTTTCGCTACTCCACTTCCCACTTCTATAAATTTGCTAAATATTGACAATACAGGACCCAATGCTGCTGCTATACCTGCAAAAATAAGGATATTTTTCTGTGCTTCAGGCGATAAGTTCGCAAATTTGTCAACCAGATCTTTAATTTTATTTGCGAATTGCTCTATCATTGGCATCATTTTATTTATTGCGTCAAATACACTATTTGCCAATGGTTCTAATGCTACAGTTAATTGATTTTTGAGTTTTTGCATTTTCTCTGGAAAATCGGCTGTTTCTTCTGCTGCTTTATTTATGGTTTCTGGAGATTTTTGTAAAGTGTTTAAAAATTCTTCAAAGTTCAATTTCCCTTCTCTAACTGCTTTTGCAATGGCTACACCTGTTTTAGCACCAAAATTTTCTACCGCTATTTGCGTGGCTGCCATATCATTAGGCGCTTTTCTAATTTCCTCAAATAATTTTGTCAATGCTTCGTTTGCATCTTTTATTCCTGCTTTTGCCATATTGGCAATGCCTTTGTTTAAACCAGTTAACACTTGTTCAATATTGATTCCCTCTTTAGACAATTGTCCAATCAATGCCGCTGCGCTTTCAAAATTTAAGCCCATACTTTTTAATGCAGGCGCTGAATTTTGGAGTGTGTTTAATAATTTGTCAATGCTTATTCCTGTACTTTGAGATACTTTAAATACAAAATCCAACGATTTCCCATAATCTTTGGCATTTACATTGAACGCCTCAAAGGCGTGTGACACCTGTTCTATTGTAGTGGTTAGGTCGGTTTTCATCATTTGCGCTAACAGTATTACTTGTTTAGACAATTCTTGCAATGGTTTTCCAGTTAAGCCTAATCTTGTATTTAAGTCGCTAATCGCTGTGCTTGCTTCATCCATTGTTGCGGGTATACTACCATACACTGCTTGAAAATCTTTTTTTAAATTTTCTAATGCTTTTCCTGTTGCGCCTGTGCCTATACGAATTTTATCACTTGCTTCATCAAATTCACTTCCTATTTTTAGCAATCCTCCTACTGCTCCAGCAATTGGTACTGTAACAAATTCTGTTAAGTTTTTTCCTATTTTTCCAAATGATTCACTTATTTTTTTGGTCTTTTCTGCTATTTCATCCATTCGTTTACCAAAATTTAGCCATGAATTGCTTTGTTTTTTTATCGCTTCATCTATATTTTTTAATTCATTTTCCATTTTCGCTAATTCTGCTTTTGCATTGTTTAGTTTTATTGCTAATTCCTGTGTTGCTTTGGCATCTGCGCCTTTTTCTTCTATGCTTTTTTGATATGCCATTGCTAAAGCGTCTACTTTCTTCTTTTGTAAATCAATCTGCTGGGTCAAAGAATCGTATTTTATTTTTAGCGCATCTAATCCCTTTGCGTTGTTACCAAACTGTGCTAATTGCGCTTTTAGATCGGACTGTAGCACTTTCAATTGTCGTGAAATCGTTGTTACGCCTTGCTGAAATCCGCTGCTATCCATGCCTATTTTAACTTGCAATGTTCCTAACTCTTCCGCCATTCTTTCACCACCTTTTTTTTAAAAAGACAATAGGTTAACATCCTTTATAGTCCTATTACCTTGTCAATCGTTGTGTATTTCTTTTTCTCTTTTTGGCTGGCTTTATAAATTAGTAAATCCAAATACCAAAAGAAGTCCATTTCATCTATATCATTCATTGTCCATCCCTGCTCCAATAATGACAAATAAAATTCTTTTATAAAGTCCAAAGGAGACACCTTTTCAGTGTCTCCTTGCCCTACTTTTTTTCTGGCATTTGCTCCATTTTATCGGCAAAAGTGCCCATTAAAGCGTTAATACATTGATTTAAGGTTGGGATTAATTCTTGTGCGTCTAAATTTTCGTATACGTCGTCAATGGTAAATTTATTGCCAAATAATTCCACTATGAATTCAACCAGTCTATCCAAATCATCGACTGTCAATCTATCAAAATTGATTTCTTCCGTCATCTGAATTGCTTTTCTAATCATCTTGGCTTTAACTGTTCCCATTTTATATGTATTTTTTCCAAGTTTTAGTTCCATGTTTTTACCTCCATTTCAAATTTTTTATAAATAAAAAAGGCACTCATTTGAGTGCCCTAAATTAAACTGTGGTAGGTACTGCTACAGCGTTAAACCAATTATCTCCACCTGTATATCCTGCGTCCTCATCTGCTACATATTTCCATTTCTTGTCACTCAATCTTGCGAAAAATGTGCCCTTAATTGTTGGTGTGGCAAAATCTACTTTGTCGCTTAATGTTTTGTATTGTTCGCTAATTTCTTCAAACCTTCCTTTCAAAAGCCATACATAGCGATATTTTCCATTCTCTTTCTTGGCTTTAAACCCTATTGCCACATAAGGCGCTATATCGTTAGCGCTACTTTCTACTATGCCCTTAGCACTATCGTATGTATGACCCAACAAATCGGCATATACTTCTATCGGGAGATCGCTAACCTGAAATTCTACCTCTATCTCTGACATTATAGACATATTTGCTACTGCCATATTATTGGCGTAAAGCATGTTGCTGTTTACTTTCGGTGATATCTTTGCATCAATAACTGGCGCAATCTCCTTGACTGCATCATACGTTGTTCCTGTCGCATCATCACTTATTATTTTCGCATAGACTAAATGTTCTAATCCCACCAATGCACTATTTACAATTGTTGCCATAATAAATCATCCTCCTTTAGAATTCTTTGACAAATCTAATGGCTTTGTGGTAAATTTGTGTGTCATTCTCGTATAAATCAGTGCTTGAAGTTTTCCTGTATCCTGCTTGTGTCATACTTTTCATAACCTCATTCACGATAGCGTTATAATTGTCTTTGCTCCAAATATCAATCTGGATGTAATACCCTGTTTTGAGTTCTTTATTATCTGCCCACAATTCGCCTAATTCATTATACACAAAAAATGTAATAGCAGGATATTGTCCTGATTTATTTACTTGAAAATAAATTCTGTTCTGCACTAAATTTACTAAATTAACGTTGGATTGGAGGGTATTCATTATATCAGCATAAATACTCATTCTAAGCCCTCCTTCAAAGTGTTAATCATCGCTTGCTGTATTTTTTCTATATTTTCTTCGTAGGCAGGTTGCATAAATGGTCTTGCTTTCATTTTTGTAGTACCAAATTCGACAAATTTAGCGTAATAGAAATCTTTTTTTACGCCTACTTTGATATATTTTACCCCTTGTGATGTGCTTATATTAGAAATGATGATATTGTCCTTCATGTGCTCTTTTTTTGCTTTGCTTACTGGTGCTTTTTGTTCGGCTGCTTCTTTAACAATTTGCGCTGCGTTTCTTAATGCTTCATTCTCCAATTTAGAAATGTTTTCGCTCTTCTTCTTTAATTCATTCAGTATGTCTTGAAGTCCATTTATTTCCACTTCTTTAGCCATCTATAATCGCCTCACAAATGAGGTCAATATATTTGTGCTCTTCATTCCAATCAATGATTGATTTAATTCTGTAAATTTGATTGTTATACTTAACTTGCATATCATTTGTAATGCCTTTTCTATAGCGTATGGTAAACTTCATATCTTTTTCTGCTTGTACTGCTGCTGCTTGATAGAATTCCCTACCCTGTGTTGGCGTTACTTTAGCCCACACATTAGCAAAAACAACATAATCTTCTTTCGGGAATCCTTCTTTATCTACTATTGTTTGTTTGGATAAAATTTGTATTTTATGCTTTAAATCGCCTGCGTTCATCGGCATCACCGCCTAATACTTCAACTGGAAAAGTATGGATTGTACTATATCTCGAACTTTTTCGCTTGTCTTGTCTGTCATCAAGGTTCTATTTTCGTACCAATCGGATACCAATACCAAAACAAGCAATTGTGCTAACTGCACTTGTTTTTCATTTGTCTCATCGATTATCACACCTGCATTTTCCATGTATGTTATCGCATTATTTACCATTAGTTGGATTAAATCATCCTCATCCGTGTAACCGTCGTCAATCCTTAGATATTTTTTTACCAAATTTAAATCTATTACCATCTTCTTACCCTCCCAATTTTAAGTTAAATGGAGGATAAGAATCCTCCCAAATTAAAAATTACAATTCTGCATAGAAACAAGCCCTTGTATCTGCTGGTACTACATCGAATCTTTCGATAACTCTGATAAGAGTTTGATTCATGGTAAATCCTGCCTCTGTAGATGTTGCAACTTCTATCTGCTGCCTATCAAAGAATTTTACTAAAGCATACAAGTTTACGATATAGAAAGGTATCTTACCGCTTGTTACAGGTGTTATTACGGTGTTGTCAAGTGCTACGACTTCATAGCCCTTGAATGTAGGTGCTCCTGCTAAGGCAAGGTTAGTGTTGAGTAATGGTCTTCCTTGTGCGTCAGTTAACTCATCTAAGTAGTCATAACCATCAAGGTTAGTCAGTATAATTGTCCTTGGCTTTAATGCAGGTACTATACCATTTAATATCTTTATCAATCCTTTATAATCGCTTACTGTCTTTTCTACCGCATTGGCTTTTACAAGGTTAATAATCTGCTCATTATGCGTATTTACAGAAGATTCTGCAAAATCTGGCGCTATAATATCGTTGAATACGTTCAATGGAGAATCTGCCAACAAGGAATTATCAATTGGTATAATTTTGCCATAATCTTCTACTGCAAACTCTATTGGTAGTGTATTTATCATTTCTTGTACAAGCGCAGTATCTACGCCTATCTTTGCCAATTTCTTGGTTACGCTGCCTTGAGAGAGTGGCATTTTACCGCTATTTGTAGTTACTGGAATAACATGACAATACTTCTTAAGGTCTGGGTACCCATTGGTGAGTGTCTGCACCTGATTGATAAATCCTTGTGGCATCAAAGCACCACTGTTGGTTACATTTATGGATGCTCTTTCCTCTGGAGTTAACTCCTGCCTCAACAAATATTTTGCAATAGCCCTATATTCATCTACTTTTACGTCTTTCTTTTCCATCTGTACATAACCCCTTTCATTTATGTTTTCTTTTTCCTTTGCTTCCAATTCTTCTTGGAGTTTTATTTTTGCCTCAAGTTTTCTTACTTCTTCCATTTTTGCGTTCGCTTCTTCTACTTTGTCGGCTTTAAGCAATTCTCTTACTTCATTTTTAAGGTTTTCCAATTCTTGCTTCATTTCTACACTTTTTAACATTCACATCATCCTCCTATTTTTTGTTATTATATATATATATAAAATTCCCACTACTTTTCTGTAATGGGAATTAATCACATGAGTTCTAATTCGATTTCTATTTTCTTCTTTAATCTTTCTCTATTTTTTCTCTGCTCTGCTTCTGCTTTTAGGTTTTGCGCTTTTCTTTGCGCCACTACTGCTTCTGTTTGGCTATATGCAGGAAATGTAACTATTGATACATCGTAAAGTTTAGCAATGTTTAAAATAGTTCTCGTAATTATACCTGTCTCTTCATCAATTTTCCAATCATCACCATCATCTGCTACCACAAAAGCAAAACTACATTGGGATATATTTCCTGCTTCCATATTCGCAATAAGGTCTCTGGCGTAACTGGTGTCGGTTGGCATAACTTCAATATAAAGGCCTATATCGTCAACTTTTAACTTGAGTGTTCCGCTTGTTGTCCTTCCCAATACAAGATTGGGATCATGGTTAATTAGTGCCACCACATCGCTCATGTCTGTATTATCCAGCGCATGTCTGTCAATGATTTCAATAAAACCTAAATCATTACTTGGTTGGTTGAATTTTAAGGCATATCCTACTATTTTCTTCTGTGGTGCATCGCCCTGTTGAACTGCTCTTATTTCAGCGTTTAAGTGGATTGTTCTTACTTCTTTGTTGTTCATTGATGTATTTCTCTTTAGTGTAGGTGGTTCTAATCCTGCATCTTTTAAATGTTTAGCAAGGTGATTATATACGCCCTGTATGTCATGGTCTGGAATTTTAGTTCCTCCCATTGCCCCATTTAGGAATCCTATAGCGCTCTGACATGCTTTTATATTCGCTGCGCCTACTTCACCTTTTTTATTAACCATGTGATGAATGAATTTATAAGCACTTTTAATTGAGGGATATGGTTCTCCCTCTTTAATTGCAGTTTCGTCATACCATGCATGTGCTGCCATCAATGCTTCTACATCGCCATCTTTTATATTTTTTCGCATTTCGTTCGCATCCCAGGGCTCATCTACTACATCTGTTGGTTCATAAGGGATAACCGCCATGCTAATTGCCTCCCTTCAATTGGAATTGTTTTGTTGTTGCTGTGTGTTAAAATCTTTTGTCCTATACGCCATACCAACTTCTGCCAATGGCTGCATACTTCCATTTACAATTAAAACATCGCCTTCTGGTTTTGAGGGTAACTCTTCTTTTGCTCTTACCTCGTTAGGTGTCATAAAACCATTCTGAATGGCTATGCTATACGCTTTATACCTCGTCTCGATATCGCTTCTCAAAATGGCATCGACATTAAATTTGAAGTACAATCCCATTTGTATTTCTTTTTGAGTTAGTAACTTATATGTTAGTTCCTGTTCATACATGGTAAGAATTGGCATAAGTGTATCCCTGTAAAATTGTTCTTCTTGCTGCTCTACGTTGTTATAAGTCGCCTTATCTAACTGATTTAACATATGCAAAGGAATTCCAAATGCAGCGGCAATTTGTTGAATTGTTAGTTTGTTTAATTCCAAAAACTGTGCGTCCGCCATTGATGTAGAAATTGTCTGAAAGTTAAAACCCATCGGTACAGGCAATATTCTCCCTGCGTTTTGTATGCCATTCGCCATTTGTTCGAACTTTTGTTGTACTATTCTGATTTTGTCATCGCTTAAATCACCTGTAAATTGGAGTAACCCTCTGGAAAATAGACCATTTTTAAAGTAGTTATTCAGGTATTTCTGTGCACTTTGCGCATTATCAACAATAGTGCTTAAATACTCTTTCATACTCATTCCTATTATTCCATTTCTTGTCAAACCTTTAAAGTGGAGAACTTCATCTTCTGTTAATTTGTATTGGTTGCCTGTATTGTCGGTATACACATAATATATTGCATTTTGATTTCCTATTATCCCAGCATTATCCACCCATATTGTCACTTTTGACATATCTAAAGGATAAAGTCCTGTTATTTTGCCATTTTGTACATCTATGTATACAATCTCATGTCCCCATTCCAAGCGATTGAATTCAACCGTTTTCCAAAAATCGGATGCGCTCATATATGGATTAGGTCTCCATTTTATCAAAGGATATAAATAATGGTTAGTTACCTTTTTTATTCCGTCTTCTGTCTCTTGGTAGAGTTTTAATGGCAATTTCGCTACTGTATCTGTCATTATTCGCATGCAGGCGAAATATGTCGCCTCTTTGAGTTTGTCTGGTGATATTGTTGTTGTATCTGTAATGCCCAAAAACTGCTGTATAATCGGATCTGATATGGTATAATCTCTACTTTCTATACTGCGTCGAAATATTCCCACTATATTTCACCTCCTTTGTGGTGTCATCTGGGAGGATATTTGGTAAAATGTATGCCCAAACCGAATAAAACTACCCCTAACACATATAAACCAACGATTTTATTAATTAAAAATGTCGCTAAAACAATTAAAAATAACCCGCTAAAAATAAGAATATCTTCTATATGTTCAAGTATTTTTTTCATCGTTTATTCCTCCTGTTTTCATTGCCGTTAGGCATTATACCCATCCCCATTTTTTAAGATTATCTTCTGTAATAAGGTCGTTGATTGTTACTTTCCCTTTGTCAAGCATTGCCAATTTATGTGCATCTATAATAGCATCTATAGGATCTATCCTTTTGTTTCTATAATTTTTGTCAATCTTACACTCACCAAATGAGTTATAAATTAGTTTTGCATTTGCGACGCTCCAAGTTAGTAAACTATTTTTGCGATTGTATATTATATTTCCTGCCTCGACTTCTAATTTAAAATCAATTGTCGCTTCATTAAGTGATTTTGCGCTTTGCACTATCTCGACTGTATCTACTCCAAAACTTTCTAAATCATTGAGAAATGCACTGGCATTGTGTGGATCATAAGCAATCGCTTTAATTTTGAGATTGTATTTTTCTATTAACTCTTTTAGGTAGGTAATTATATATTTATAGTCTGTTTTAACTCCTCCTAAAGTTTCTGTGACCGTCAAAAGCCCTTCTTTAAGCCATACATCATAAGGCGCTTTATCTGTTTTAATATGTTCTTCAAGACGCCTTGCAGGAATAAAAGAATGCGAATGAATAAAATATTTTCTTTGTCCATCCAAATCAATGGGAAATTCAAGCGCAATAGAAGTTAGGTCGCCACCACTACTTAAATCAAGCCCTACATAGCATTCTTTACCTCGCATATCTTCTAAATCCATATCACTTGCGCATTGTTTCCATTTTTCTAAATCAATATATTCGTTGTTTTGGTATTCAACCCACATATTTAGAGTTTTTGTCATAAAATTCCTTAACTCTTCTCCACCTATTTCTTTGGCTACGCTTGCTTTTGTTCTGATGTTTTCTATTCCTTGTTGCGTTGCGCATACCAAAGGATTGGCTTTAATCCAGTTATTTTCATCCCAAATATCATCATCTTTGTCTAATTGCGCTATATATACAAATTGCCTATCATTTTCAAACACACCTTCTAAAAGGTTTATGCAATAATCGTAAAGTTCTTTACAAGGCGAATTTAAATTAAACCCTGCTGTGGTTATTACGCTAATTAATGCTTGTGGTAAATTTACTGTTCCATCTTCTAATAATTTGTAAATTTGGTTATCTTTATGTGCATGGTATTCATCGATAATACCTAATACTGGTCGAAAACCGTCAATTGTCTTCGTGTCTCTGCCTAACGCTTTAATGATTGAATGAGTAGGCAATACCTCTATTGTGCTTTCGTATAATTTAAGTTTGTAAAATTGTTTTAAATCATTATCGGCATTAATAAATTTTACTATTTCGTTTAAAACTATTTTTGCCTGATCTGATTTGGTTGCAGCCGTGTAAATTTGTCCATAATGATACCCGTCAAATGTGCTAATATACAGCGCAATAATAGCGTTTAATATACTTTTTCCATTCTGTCTTCCCATCTGGATATAGGAATTTCTAAATCGTCTATATCCTGTGTCTTTATGAATCCAACCAAACAAACTGCCAAGTATAAACGCTTGAAAATCATGCAATTTTAATGGTTTTACTTCCATTCCCTCGGCTATTTTTAGTTTTTCTGCAAATCTAAACACTCTATTTGCCTTATCTACGTCAAAAACATAGGGAAATTCTTTTGTTCCCTGCCTGTCAAGGTCTCGGAGGTGCCTTTGACACGCTAATTTTACGTATTTTCCCGCCGTAATTTCGCCATTTAATACTTTTTTGGCGTATTCTGTGGTTCTATCTGGCATTTTTGCACCTCCTTTTTGAGTGTTAATTAGCCTGATTAGTGATTAATCCTTTAAAAATTCTTCAAATTTGTTCTGCGGTTTTTCATTTTTTGGTTTTTGGACTACAATTTTTGTTCTGTCCATGATCGACAATCCTAATTTTGAAGCACCTGATTGACATTGTTTAAACAATTTATCTTGAGCATTTATCAATTTAAAGTATTTTTCACTTCCAATTTCTGTATTTTCTAATTCTTTTGACACAATTTCATAGTTTTTTTGCGCTATAACATACCTTGCAAGAGTTTCTTTATCTATATTTGAGAAAATTCCTATTTCTACCAACTGATTGGCTAATGAGAGATATCTTTCTTTCAATTCATCAGGTAAAAATTCTGGAATTTCGATATTTTCGGCTATTGGAGCAATAACTTGTTCACTTTTTCGCTGTTCAAGTTCTTTTTTTGTCAAATGTTTCCTTAAAGTTTCTACGTTTTGGCGTGTTTTCATTGCTTATACCCCCTAAAAATACAAAAAATGAGGTTAAAAATGCCTCATTTTTGAGTGATTTTCCAGTTTGAGCCAACCATGGAGTGCCCAAAAAATCTGCAAATCGGGATTTTTTGCGGAAAATGACCCCGCCGCGGCGACCCCCAAAGGCAGGTTAAATTTTGTATACCCCCCCTGGGTATATGGGTATACTTATTACAATATTTTGCCTTCTTTTTCAATTAATTTATTTATTTCCTCTAATTCGCTTTTAAGCATATCACACAATGATTGATAATATTTAATATCGTGTTCATAATTTTTAATTTGTTGTTCTATCATTTTTTGCCTCATCTTTAATTCATCAACTGTTAAATCTGTAACTTCCATACGTACAACTCTAAATTTTCCCGTTTCTTTATTTTTTACGACTGCACTTTTATGCATATTTTACACCCCCAAAAATGCTTGAATAAATATCGAGGCATCAATTCTGCCTAATCCACTACTACCAAGTTCAATAGTATTCCACTGTCCTATAGTTAAATATGGAGCAATATTTATATTCGATTGATCACTATTAAAACTTCCACCCAATTCAGTTGTTCTATCCACCCCATTTATTTTTACCGTTATATTTGTCGCTGTAGTGCTAGTATAAATGCCATATACAATACCATGAGAATGGGGAGGTATATCTAGCGTATGATAGTGTGATGGAATTATAACCGTATGAGTATGACCTACATACATAGAGTGAGAATGACTACCATTTGTCGTTGTAGTAATTGTTACACCTGTTTGAGCATAATCTGTAATATAAGTAACACCATTAATAGTTACGGTATGATTATGCCCTCCAAATGTATAAGAATGACTATGGTCTCCTGCCATATCCATCCAATCAGCGGGTAACCAACCTGTTCCTAATTCCCAAACTACATTACTTGAAGTTTGTACAACAGTATCCACCGTTGAACTTGTTTGTGTGCCTATAGTATATGAAGATGCCCCAGTTTCATATGCCCTAAAAGCCAATAATCTAAACCTTAATATTGCCTTTCTTATACTTATTGTTTCAGGAGGAATATATATATTTAATACAAGTGGATGGTTTGCGTCCACATTATCAGTTCTACCTTCCTGCCACGTTTGTAATATACCATCTTCGTCTAAAATTGTTGTTGTGCCTGTTTTATTGACAATTTTAAGTCCATATTTTTTATTTGTAGTATCATATTCTCCTAATTGCACTCTTGTTACTGCGTTATCATCTTTAACTGTTAATAAATTACCACTTATATTAAATGTGCCTGTGTCATCTGATATAATTAAATTATTACCAAGTAATATTTTTCCAATCAATCTTTCGGCATAAACACCACTTGCATCTAGTACAGTTTTAAATGTATTGCCCCCATCATTTGTAAATCCTATTACGCCATTTGTCATCCTAATAAATCTATTTGGGTCTGTTGGGTCTTTTATCGTGATTCCACGCCTATCTATCGTTACACTATTATTAACTCCACCTTCAATTGCTCTTTTAGCAGTATCCCATACATTATTTAAAATTTGCGTTACATCGTCAACAGTTGCTACTGTATTATTCCATTTATACTTATTCATATCAACGATAGCAGAAGAACTGACACTCTTATAAAGCATCTTTAAAAACTTTTCTTCATCGCTTTCAATCTCTTTTGTATTGGCAATTGTGATATTTATATTCGCATTTTCATAATCGAAATCTATCTCCACTATCTTTGCTTTTACGTTGATTCCAAATCTTTCATATTTGATTGTTATAATATCCCCTAAAACCAGTTTATCCCAATTTCTTTGCTCTTCTATTATGTCAAGAAAATTGACAATATCTACATTAATTACAGGTGTTGGGAATTTCATTTTTTCAAATAATTTTATGGCATCATTATACAATTGTTTATCATCAGTGTAGTTGTTATCAGTCCATACTTTTTCAATTACAAACTGATTTAACTCTTTAATTTGCTCAGGAGTAAAATTATTTTCTAATTTTAAAATATTGCGAATATTGTCAATCTGACTTTGTATACTTTGTATATCTGTCATTACCTGATTTATTTCGCTTTGTTTTGCCGATATTTGAGAGTTTAAATTATCTCTTTGAATTATCAAACTACTTGCATCCTGTCCTGTAGTTTGTGCCTCGTCTATTGCATCTAAAACAACGTTCAACTGATCTTGCAATGCCTGTAATTCACTTTGTTTTATTGCTAACATACCTTCTAAATTCTCTAATTGGCTTAAATAATTATTAAATTCACTTGTCTTTGAATTAATCAAATCTTGATAATCCAACAAAGCATTACACAAACTATCACTCATGTAATCAGAATGTTGTAACACATTTTTATTAGCATCACGCTGAAAGGGATACATAAAATAAGAAAAATCTTCAATATAATTAGTTCCAGTTGGATTAACTCTTTCAATGCTTAATCCATCTTTCCCAAACACTTTTAATCTTGTAACAATATTATCATCTTTATCTTCTTGATTAATACTCTTCAAATACTTTTTATATGAAATTGTTAACCCTCTATCAGTGCCTATATTATCAGGATTGTATAGGTTAATTGTCCTGTTTTCGGTGTCCCAAACAATTAAAGCACCAAATGTTTCTGCAATTTGAAATACAAAATCCAATACAGTTGTATTAGTAATGTCAAAACTTCTATATTTTAAATCAAAATCTGCATCAATATATCCAGTTGTCCAAATTGTATTAGATAGTGCATCTACAAGCGCTTGTGTTGCGTTAATATTGTCTTTTTTGTACTCGATTATATTTTTATCTTTGAGTTCATACCCCAAACCAAAACAATGTATACCTGCAAAATCCCCTTCATCATCGGATGATTTTGTAATTTCATCTATCATATACCATTCAATAAAATTTCCATTCACTAATTTAATTAAATATCTTTTTTTATCATATTAATATGAGGATTATCCTTAAGTTTTCCCGCAATATCAATCTGAATAGGTAAACTAAACGTTAATTCATTAATATTACCAAGTCTTAATTTATGGTTAATATTATATGCCTCTTTTAATTTCGCAATAATTGTCCTATCTGGTTTACACAAAAACAATTGAGGTCTTTGTGGTTTTTTGTTATAATCTATAGTATAAGAGTCAATGTTATACACGTATCTCACCTCTTATTCTTTCTTTATTTCTTCCATTAATTGGAAATATTTCTCTCTGTCATGCTCTAATAATCTGTGTGCTCTGTTGTGACATGCATCGCAAAGACAGATTAGATTGCTTAAATCATATCGTAAATCCCATCGTTCTTTTATTGGAATGATATGGTGTACCACTTCAGCAAAGGAAATTTTTCCCTCATGCAAACACAACCTGCACAATGCCTTATCCCTCACTATTGCAGCATTTCTGACTAATTCCCATTCTCTGCTTTTGTAGAACTTCTGCTCTTCTATATCTTGTCTATTTTTTTTATATTCTCTATCTCTTTCTTTCCTGTTTTGTTTTATTTTTTCTTCATACATTTTTTGATGTTTTTGGCAATATCTCTGTCCTATATCTACTATTTCCGTACATCCAGGATATGCACACATTTTTTTTAACATTTCAATCAATCCTTGTTTTGCGCTTGTTTGAGTTCTTGTACTATTTTATTCATTTTTTTTGCTAAACCCTTATAAAGTCGATATTCTATTTTTTCCAGCATTTTTTCTAATTCTTCTGCGGGTAATACTATCATCGTTTTTTCTTTTTCTTCCTCTACTGCTTTTTCAGCATTCACTACTTCTTCCTGTATATTTTTCTTCTTTGCCATTCTATCTTCTCCTTTCAAAGTTTGTTTTAAATTTTCTAACATTTCAGTATATTCATCTATTGATGGCATAGTATACCTCCTATAGAAAACTTTGAATTCCATTTTTTATTTCTTCATCATCAATTTCCATTTCAGCCCAATAATCAATAAATGGCATAATTTGGTTTAATTCTTCTTTTAGTTGGATCATCAATTGTTTGAGTAAAAATTTGTCATATACTGACAACGCATCTAAATTCTCATATTGTTGTGCTATGTTAATTATTTCCTGCGCTCTTTTTGATAGCATTTTCACCACCTTCTTTCAAAAAGAATTGGTAAATCTTTTAAACCGATTGGATTTCGGTTTAAAAATGTCGATTGTTCGTTTTATTCCCCTATATGAGGCGTGGAAACACCCCATATTTTTAAGTAACCATTCGGTTTTATTACTCATCACTTTCTTTTTCAAGGTCAAAATCAATTTTTAAATATTTAATCACCCAATAATTAGCAATACTTTCTAATAGTTCCAAATAATCATAAAGATAATATATATTTTCTAACATTTCCAGCATGAGATAAGCATATCTCTTTTTCATTTGTGGTGTCATCAATTCTTCTGATCCACCGCTCAACCAATAGATTTCTTCTATCTCTTTGTTAATGCGTTTTATATTTTTCTCAATCTCATTTATATTCATATTCTTCTTCCTTTCTTTGGATTTTTTAAAAAAACAAAACAAGGGCAAGAGAATATATTCTCTTACCCTTTGAAAAGGTTGTAGAGAGGTATTTGTATGAATAACTGAGAAGGAGGAATACTTTTATGGGCAATCACTATATCAGCAGGAGAAAACACTATATTAGCATTTTCCCCTACTTTTCCCTGTTTTGATATGCGATAGCATATTAACATAGATAAAAAATATATATATAACGCAAATAACAATATTTTATGGAAAATTGATAAAATATGCTTTAACAGTAGAGAAAGAAATATATACTTTTCCCTACCGCCTTTATTTATGTGCGTTAGCACATATAAACTTATTTTTTATTTTATTATTATTTCCCTATATTTATGTGCGATAGCACATATATATTTGTTTTTATTTATTTTTTTATTTTTCTATTTTAATATCCGATAGGATATTTATTTGTATTAATAACCAATACTTAATTACCAATACTAAATTACTAATACTGAATAACTAATACTGAATATTACTAATACTGAAATAAATACATTCTTTCTCCTATGTTAAAGCAATAAAAAAATAAAACCTTTTGTGTACTATATAATATTAATTTATATAGTATTAGTTTATATAGTATTACTTTATATAATATTACTAGTGTGTATTTTTCCGAAAGTTATGTGTATTTTTCCGAAAGTTATGTGTATTTTTCCAAAAGTTATGTGTATTTTTCCGAAAGTTTGGTGTATTTTTCCGAAAGTTTGGTGTATTTTTTGGGTAATTATAGTAATTTTCTTCAATATTTAGCATAAGTAGACATTAAAAAAAATACACACTACTAATATATTAATAGTGTGTATTTTTTCGAAAGTTATTCTTTTTGTTGTTTTATTTCTTCCTCGGATATGTCGTATACCCAACTCATATCATCATCATTATTTTGGTTTTCTTGTTGTTTCTGTTTCTCTTTCTTTTTTCTATCCATTTTTTCAACTTGTTCCCAAAATTTCTGCATCTCTCTTCTTTGGTATTCTATCTCCTCCTCGGATATGTCGTATACCCAAGCCATATCATCATCATATTTTCGGGATTGTGGTAGTACAGAATACCCAAAATTTACTACATTTTGCATATTATTTTCTAAATCGCTTAATATATTTTCTATTTTCTTCCTATTTTCTTGTTGTGTCTCTTCTGAAATTTTAACTACTTGACAATTTTCCGAATTAATGATATAATTCTCTGTAGGTATTGATTGAGTTTTATGTTCTTTTTCTGGAATAAATGGTGCTTCGTATACATGCCATATATATTGTCTGCCAAATTTTTCTCGCTTGAGATAGCCATTTTCTTCTAATTCTTTTAATGCTTTATTTAAGGTTCTTCTGTTTACTACTAAACTTTCTTCTATTTCTGTGGTGTAGAATCTCCATGTATCGGGCTTTGAAAGCATATATATCATCACTGCTTTAGCACTCAAGGATATTTTTTTATCGTAAATTATCGCATTATCAACTTGAGTGAAATTTCCTTTTTCTTTATTTTCTCTGTATATTGTTACATCATCTTTTAAAACCACTATATCTTTAGGATTTTCTTTAACAATGTATTGCTTTATTGTTTGGTTCAGGTGATTTTTTGTTTTTTTTGGAATAATATAACCATATAATTCCAATTGCTGAAGCACATTAACAATAATATGTCTTGATTCTCCTGTTTCTTCCATTATACTTGTTATAGTGAATTTCCAATCGTCTGGTTTGGACAACATATATGCTATTATTGCCTTTTCTTTTAATCCTAATCTTTTATCATTAATAATATCATTACTAATTTGTGTAAAATTACCTTTCCTTTTATTAGTTCTATTAATAAATTTAACAGTACCCATAAAATAACCTCCTTTTAAATTTTCTGTAGCAAGCCCTACAATCGCTTTTAATTCGGTTAAAGGTATAATTATATCCCCCCCTAATTTAAAAGCGATTATAGGGCAAATTTTACCGCCTAATATTTGTAAAATAACTTAAAAACATATTAAGAAGCCACTTTTAATCAATTTTAGTCAATATGCATAAAAACATATTAAAAAGCCATTAAGAAGCAATGTATAATTCTACTACTGCACTTTTTTTGTTTATTTTTTTTATTTCAACTTTAAACTGCGTATTGTAATATTCTTTCAAAGATGTTACAATATCTACGGTGTCATTTTTATATGCTACGCTTCCAATATATTCTTCGTTTTGGAATAAACTGACATATTCTTTGTTTTGGTAAATTTTAGGTTTAAGTATAACTATATTATTTTTTCTCATTTTTTCTGCGAATTCTTCGCCTACTATATTGACTATTGGGACTTCGATATTTATTTTTTTCTTTAGTTGAGTTATCGTTTTTTCTGGACTTATATATTTCTTTTTGACTTCTTCAATATATTTCCTTCCTAAAAATTCGATAACGTCAACCATTTCAGCAGTTTCCTGTACTTTTCTTAATAAAATTTTTTCTTCTTCTTGTTTGTGTTCAAGTGTTGTTAGTATTCCTTCCCATGCTACGACCCATGGGAAATTAAAAGAATGTTCATTCTTATGATTTTCTCTATAACATATATGTACCGCTATGCTGCTTAGTAGTTCTTTATTCTCATGCAATGCATTCACTTTTAAATACCATTTATTGTAAAATTGTTTCATTTTCTTGTTATCCTCAAATTTATTATCTAACCATAATTTTCCTAATTCTTCATTGTATTGTTTATAATATTCTCTCATAATTTTTACCAATTTTTCCGCTTCTTCTCTATTCTGATTAAGCACTTCTTTATTAATCAGAAAATCTGCTGCTTCAAGTATGTCTGTTTCTTCCCATTTTTTCCAAATAAATTTTTCTTTTTCCCATTGCTCGATGTGCCTACACAATATGTTTAGACTTGCCTTATCTGTCCATGTGCTGACTTTGCCTTTGCTATTGTATTTATACTTCCAAAGAAAATAGGGTTTATAATTTTCGTATTTCTTTACCTCATCATCAATAATAGGATGTATACCTGTCTTGGCGCTATCTATCTCCACACCTTGCCATATCCTCAATTTGGTGAGGTACTCGTCGTACAGGTTTACATTTGCTTTTGCGTTGCCTAAATTAGTCCAAAATGTCGCCAAATTGGTGATGTAGCCAATCCGATTATCTAATGTTCTCAAGTCATACTCAATTATTGCTTGTTCTGTTATTTTCTCTGTTTTTGACGTTGCTTTGTCGTCTATATTGACAATGATTGGATTATTTTCTGATATAACTGCATTTAATATTTTTTTGTTGTCTGTATGAAAAAAAGTATCCCCATCAAAATCTGCACCGCCATGTTTTTGCGCCGTTAGGTCAAAAGCATTCAAAACAAGCACATTATCATATTTTGATAGCCACTTGTCAGTCAATTCATTATGCACAAATAAATCTTTTCCTATTTCGCTACTATGAATCAAAGGACTTCTAAACGTTGCTCTATATCCTTCTATACCTGCGCTATAGAATTCACCTTTTTTAAGACAACCTTTTATTTCCAGTCCTGCTGCTGCTTCAAGGTAGGCAATTGGGTCTTGGGCAATAAAACTATTTCTTCCTTCTATGTAAAGTTTTCCTAATTTCATTTCATTTATGGTCTTTTGCAATTGATTTTTTAAAAATCTCCTAAAGTGAGGGTCATTATAGATTTTTTTCGGATTCATCATAAATGCAGTATATAGTTTATTCGCCATCATTTTTTCTTCACTTTCTTCATCATCAAAATTATTGGCTAATAATCCTAAAAATGCCATAGTATACCTATAGTCACCTTCATACACCTTTTCCACTAATTCCTTTGTATATTGTGCTAATTCGATAACATCTTTACCAGTCAATGCTAAAGATTGTAAATATTGATAAGATGTTTTACTGTATTTGTCGGCTTTTTCTGTAGGTATTACCCATTTTGCTATTCCTATTTTATCCATATTGAGTGGTCTATAGTATTTTTCTCTTAATTGAATGAATTCATCCCATGATTGGAAATATTTCCAAAACTTAAACATACTTGTGTTCCAAATTGCGTCAAGTTCTTCTATATTCCATTCTTTTCCATAGACATCTTTAATTTTTGTAATACCTCTTTCTTTGTAGAATAATTTAAAATCAAATTCGTAACTCATACCCTTGATGCTCGGAAATAATCGAATCTGATAGCCAACTGGTGTATAAGGAATATCAAGCGATTTTGCTACTTTTTCGCTCCATTCTGGACTATGCACTCCCATTCCATCCCAAAGAGTCACTGGGACATCAAAATTACCTTCTATGATTTGATTGTCTTTTATCGTTTTAACATATTCGTTTATCATTGTTTTATACTCATCTACGATACAAACATTTTTAGGTACCACATCACTAAAAAGGCAGGTACTAAAACTTAACCCCCTATATGCTTCATATTTGCTTATTACTGCTTCATCGATGTGTTTACCAAGCATTATCAATTCTTCTAACTGCTCTTTTAATTTTTCATCCACAAATGCAATTCTTCCTGTTCTTGCCATTGCTGCGCTTTTTCCTAACCTTTTATATTTTATTCCATTTATTGTAAAACCATTTTTATCAATTTCTTTTATTCTCTCTTCTATATTTTTCATGCTATTGGAAATATTGACATAAATCAATTCTGGTATAAAATTTTCTTCTTCTTCTATGTATTGCCTACCCTTTAAGGCATTAATTAGTTTGATGATTAAGTTTTCACCGATTCTTATTTTATCCTCTTCGTTAGGTTTTTTATCCAATTTATTCAAGTCAATTTGGTAAATTGTATAAAATTTTCTTTTCTTCATCAAATATTCCTCCTTCTACAGTGTTCAATTTATTGAAAAAAAAATTTTTTTAAAAAAACCTATTGACAAGTTAAAAAAATAATATTATAATCTAAAGTGGAGTATTATCTGTAAATTGTTTTCATGTTACATCAACTTTTTATTGTATCATATATTCTTTTCTTTGTCAATAGGTTTTTATGAAATTTTTATGAATTTTTTATTTTTAATTCTTGCAAAATCAAGGTTAAAAATAAGTAATTCCCTTTCATTTTTGCAATTTTCGTAAATATATCTTTCATTTTTCTTAATAAAAGGAAAATTTTATTGAGTTCTTTTTAATCATTGCTGACGAGAAAATATTGACAAAATTTTTAATTGTGGTATAATATTCTTGAGTGGTTAAGTCGGTTTGAAATGTTTTTCTGGGATAAAATTTTATATCTGGCAATTGAATCGGTATGCCTAATACCGCCTCCAGTTCGGGTAACGCAATATCGGTATAGAGCATACCTTCTTTATTTATTTTTATTTTTTCTTTTAGACGATATTTTTTCTGTATGCCTTCAAACTCTTTTTTTGTATGTCTTTCTTCTACTTCAAGCAATTCTGGAAATTGGAGAATATCACCTAAGTAATATTTGTGCACTTCTTTAAACTTTGCATCATAAAACCCTAAAAAAGCACTATCAATGCATAATAAAATCATTAATGCTTCTTCTGATAAATGTGATATGTCAACATCATAATAGGATAATATCGTCAATAATGTACTACCTGCATATTTGTTTGTGTAGTTTTTTGAAGAAATATTTAATACTCTATTTAAGTTTGCGCTTTCTTTATTTTTTTCAATAACAACATGATTCCCCCAACATTTCCCTTTGACAAGGTCTGTATCTACCCCTATAACTTGATTTGTCGCTTTATTTGTACTGTAGATATTGGTAAAATCGTAGAAATAATTTATTTCGTACCCTTTTATTCTTTTTAAAAAAATACAACTCAATAATGAGTCAATGTCATCAGTTAGACATAAATCATAATAGTTATCACTATTTGTCCATTCTGGGAATAATTTCTTTATGTCTTCTCTCAAGGAGGACGGCAAAGATGCTATTTACCCTTCACCTTTGCCTTCCCTCCCTTCTGTCTGTTCCTACCTTGTTTCATTAGTTCTTTTTCTTTTTCCTGTGCTTGTTTTTTCCAACGTCGTATTTTGTCATCTAAAGTTTGTTTTTTCTTTTTTGTTGGTTTCGGCATGGCTTATTCCTCCTCTTCGTACTCGTCGATAAAATTTTCATACATTTTTTTTATTTTATCTTTTAACTCTAAGTGCCCTTTTTCGTATTTGCATAGCAATGCTTCACTACACCCAATATAATTAGCAATTTGCTTTAATCGAATCCCTTTCCTTTTTCTTTTCAGAATATATTCTTCTCTCTTGGTTATCTCCATACTTATTACCTCCTTTTATTTTTTGGATAATTTTGGATGAATTCGATATATTTTTGAATTTTTTCTGTAGGCATATCAATTTGGTTGTTCTCAAACATTGATAATAAAGAAATACTACATCCTATATACTCCGCTATTTCCCTTAGTTTTATTTTTTTTTGCTTTCGCATCAAGAAATATTTAATTTTCTCTTGATACAACATATACTACACCATCCTTTCTTTTGAAATTTTTCAAATAAAATTAAAAAAATAGGATATTATCATCCTATTTTTTCTAAAACATCAAAAAGGACATTATGTCCATTTCGATACCATTTTTGAAATTTTTCAACGAATGATTAAAAAAAATAAAAAATACCCCCTCACTATACAGATAGATTTTTTTTGACCTTATTTTACACAATTTTTCCTGGATGAATCACATTTTTTTAAAAAATTACCCCTCACTATACAGATAGTTTTTTTTGCGCCTCATTTTACAGTATTTTTCGCCGAACTTTCACATCTTCTAAAAAAATACCCTCCCATTGTGTAGGGTGAAATTTACCCCTCAATATACAGATAGTTTTTTTACCCCGATTTTTATATATTCTTTATTTGTGTTTATTCATCTTTTGTTTTTCTTTCTCGGTAATATTTACATACCTTCCTCTGTATTTTTTACATACCACTTTGTAATTTTTACATACCCTATTATTTTTTATTGCCATATCAAGGTAAAATATGACATAGTTTTACATTTTTAAATGATAATAATTGTAATTTATGGATTATTTTGTGATATGAGAGATATTATATGAATATTCTTTATATTCTGACTATAAAAAAGAGTATAGGAAAACAACCTATACTCTTGACATTTTTTTAAAAATAGTATAGGATAAAAACGAGTGGTAATTCTATTTAGGAGTGATTAAGTCCTAAATAGCGTTCCAACTCATCAACACTATATTTCCGCTGGGAGTAGCCATACCAGGCGTTGTGTTGCTTTTCCTTAAAAGAATATTGGTATGGCTGCTCTTTTTGATTAAATTCTTTTTTATCATTGGACTTTTTTGTATGTTTCTCATTTTTAAATTTTGTAGAAAATGATACAAAAATATCCAATAAAAGGATATATGTATTTGTAATACCCCTTTTTGCTCCTGAAATGATTTGAATAATACCTCTTTCTGCTAATCGGTGTAATCTACACCATGCAGTTTTATAACACATATTCAATTCTCTTGCCATTCTGCCGATAGAGACATTACATTCTCTTTTATTGCCAAACATAAATTTTTTGAGATATAAAATAATATCCCTATCCCTTGAATCCAACCCTATGTTATTATCGTATAAATCATTCAAAAATACTGTGAATCCTTTCATTTGCGTTGAATCCTCCTTATAATTTCGTTTTTATTTATGCCTTCTTTAATTTTGTAAAACACATAATCATCTGTTTGATAAATGACTTCAATAATTCCTGCTAATGTCAGTAAATCAATTACACCTTTAATTTTATTAGCGTCTACATTTATTTTTTTTCCTAATTTTTCATAACTTTCTGAAACATAGTCGCCTATATTAAGAAAATCAATTATTAGTTTGTCTAATTCTTGCCGTTCTTTGTTTAATCTTATCTTTTTTAAATAATTCATTAATAGCACCTTCTTTAAATTAATCCCTGTTTTTCCCATAAAACCAATTTTATTGCAGGATAATCTGGGTATGCATTGTGTAGTTTTAACAAATAATCATAACTTTTTAAAAATTTAGATATGTAAATTAATTCATATTCTTCAATTGGATACAAAAAAATCTCTTCTAAAAGATTCATCAACTCTTCTTTTGTAGTAGCCAATATGAGGTCCTCTGCCGTAATGTCTCTACCTCTACCTTGCTGCATTTGGTATTTTCTGTAATCACCTAATGGACCTAAAAGCCATTTGTCTTCTTTGTAGAATTTTTCTAAAAATTCTTTTTCTCTTTCTGGTGTGTTACATAACAAATTATACCATTTTTCCATAAAATCGCTTTTGTTTGAAACGTTCATAAAAATTACCTCCTTTTTTGATTTCAAAAAAACAAGGTCTTTCAAAATTGTGCCACTTCTTTATTGGAGTCTATTTTTCACCACCTTTTCTTCAATCTGGTTAGTGGACTATATTTCAGATAGTTTTTTCTAATGTCATCTTTAGTCAGTTCGAGATATGCCTTTTCTGTTGTGGTTACGCTGGCGTGACCTAGAATTTTCGATAATGTGTATATATCCATACCTGCCAACAGACATTTTTTAGCAAAAGTATGTCTCAATATGTGAGGATGTACATCTAGCCCTACCCTTTCGCCGTATTGGCGAAAGTTTTTTTCGAAATATTGAACCCTTAAAGGATTTCCTCTCTTGGTACAAAAGAGGAAATCGCTCTCTACATATCTGTCCTTATAGTCAATCCACCTTTTTAATTCTTGCGACATATGTTGGGAGTAGAATACGTATCTTTCTTTTTTATTTTTTACATTTTCTGCCTTTAATCGAATTGCTCTGTTTGTAAGATCAATATCATCCATTTGAATATTCAAACATTCTCCAACACGCATTCCCGTGTCGTACAATAATTGGATAATTACATAATCTCGGTACTCATGGAATTTTGTGGTATCCAT